GATAAAGGAAACACTCTCATGCTACCTTTTTTAGGTAAGTAAGTTAATACATTACCACCTACAATAAGATGTTTTAATGCTTCGAATACTGAAACTCTTAATGCTAGTTGTTCAATTTTACCTGACACTTCTTTTTCTATTACAGACAAAGACTTCTCTATGTCAGTCTTCATGTCTTTATTTTCTTCTAATTCTTTTTTAGCGTCACCTGTAATTGATAATCTAAAAAATGGGGAGTTAGGGGGAAGCAATAATAAAAGAAGTTTACTTGCTAGATTGTTGACACCTCTTGCACCAACGGATTGAAATGGATTGTATAATTCATCTGAAGATGTAAAACCTTCAGGTTTGATAAGTGATGGGATAGTTAATTCACTGCACTCTTCTGCTCTATCTAAATAGTGTTCTCTTTCTTGTTGTAGTTTAAGATATCGTTCTTTAGCTGTATTTGCTTTCTGTAAACTACCTTCGTATTCCATTTAATTAGACAGTAGTGTTAGTAGCTATGTTTAAACCTGAAGAAGTATTTAAAGAACTCGTACCTGACTTCTTTACTTTTTTCTTCTTAATGTTTAAGTCCTGTTCATTTGCCTTTACTAACTCTGGTGCAGTTTGTTCACCCACAGTTTGTGAAGTGTTAACTGGTGCAGGAGCAGGTTCAGGAGCAGGTGGCATCTTAGGTGACATGCACATATTATTTATCCCTCTCTTTAAGTGTATTAATAAAATTAACTACGTCCCTTTGACCTGCTTTAAAATAAATAGTTTTAGTATCATCTTTCAAATCAGGTGACTTTTCAGGGTAAACTTTGTTTAACAACTTAATTAAGTCATCAACATTTTCAGGTAGAACTAAATCTTCCGTTACGTTTTTCATCTAAAAGTGTAAGGTTAGTCCCAAAGATTACCTGTGACAGTACCTTTGTTATATTCTGTAGCTCTATTCTCAAAGAAATTAGCATGTTCTACGCCATTTAATACCCAATCTAACCACGATAATGGGTTCTCTTTAACACCATAATTAGGTTTTAAAGATAATTGAAGTAGTCTTCTATCTGCTATGTATCTAATATACTCTTTTACTTCTTCAGCTTTTAATCCTCTTATACCACCCATAGAAAAAGCTAAGTCAATAAACTTATCTTCAAGCTCAACCATATCTCTAGCTGTTTGATAGATACTTGCTTTAAATTTTTCTGTCCAAATATTTGGGTTTTCTTTTATGATTTGATGAAACAATTTAATCATGCTTTCAACATGGTGTGTTTCATCTCTGATAGACCAAGTTACTATCTGACACATACCCTTCATACGTCCATATCTTTGAAAGTTAAGAAGCATAACAAATGATGCAAACAACTGTAAGCCTTCACCAAATGCAGAAAAACAAGCTATCTCTCTAGCTAGTCCTTCAAGTCCTTTACCTTTAGATGTAAATAGATACTCATGTTTATCCGACATTTCTTTGTACTCTTGAAACGCTTTGTATTCCTTATCAGGTAATCCAATAGTATCATTTAACAAAGAATAACTATGTGCATGGTTTGCTTCACTAGAAGCTATTGCAGATAACATCATTCTTATTTCAGGTGATTTAAACTGTGGGATATACTTGTCTAAATAGGCTTGTGCTATATCAACATCTCCTTGTGTAAAGAATTTTAATATCTGTCCTATTAAATTTTTTTCTTCTGCACTTAATCTTTCATTCCAGTCTCTTACATCTTCATGCAATGGTACTTCACTTGGTAGCCAGTGCATTTTTTGTTGCATATCGTATGATTGAAATGCCCATTCATAATCAAATGGTTTATAGTATGCTCTCTTCTTAAATAAACTCATCTTAGTAATTCAATCCCTTCTATAATAATTATAATTAATAATTCTACTGCTAAGATTGTGTGATACACAGTCCATAACACAGATTGTTTTTGTTTTCTTCTACGCCGCTTCTTTCGTGGTTTATCAAAACCATCAAAAATACTACTGTCTGTCATATTAGTGTTCCTACTATTAGTCCTAATAAAAATCCTATCCATGCACCCACTAATCCTTCTCGGTAATACAAAGATAGTATGCTTAATTTTTCTAAATATTTTTTCATTGTTCTTCTTCCTCTTTTGGTAAATATACTTCAACGTGTGATTTGCATTTTGGACATGATAAGTTAGTTACCATGATATAAGTGTCATTATCTTCTATATCGTGGTCTCCGCCCCAGATTAACTCTGTATTACAATGCCAACATTTCATTATTCACACGCCAAACAATCAGCTTCAGGTATGATTGTTCTTTCTACTTTTTTTGATACTAACTCTGCACGTTTGATTGCCTCACTTCTGCAATAGTACAAAGTTTTTATTTTTCTTTTCCAAGCTAACATGTGTATGTCATGTAACTCTTTAATGTTTACATCAGCAGGTACAAATACATTTACTGACTGACCTTGACATACATACTGTTGTCTGTCTGCCGCATGTTCTATTACCCATTGCTGATTAATTTCTATAGATGTTTTAAATGTATCTTTTTCATAATCAGATAGTTCATCTAAATGTAATACTGAACCTCTTTGTGCTACAATAGACTGCCACACTGCATCAGTGTTCATGCCTTTTTTCTCTAGTAACTGTTCTAAATATTTATTCTTAACTAGAAAAGAACCTGACATTGTTTTCTGTACATAAGCGTTAGCTCTGTATGGTTCTATTGATGGTGATGTAGTACCACAAATAATAGATGATGATGCGTTAGGTGCTATGGCTAACAAGTGTGCATTACGCATACCTGTACCTTCCATATCAGGTGCTTCACCTCTCTTAATTGCTAGTCTTTGACTTTCTTCTACAGCTTCTTGTTTAATCTTTTTGAATATCTTTAAGTTCATAGCTTTAGCCAATGCACTTTCAAAAGGTATACCTTTAGATTGTAAGTATGCGTGGAAACCCATAGCTCCTAACCCAATACTTCTTTCACTAGCCGCACTAAACTTTGCTCTAAACACACTCTCTGGTGCATTCTCTATAAAATGAGACAAAGCATTATCTAAGAACCTAACTAAATCAGGCACGAACAATGGTTCATTCTTCCACTCTTCATACTTTTCTAAATTAACAGAAGACAAACAGCACACTGCTGTTCTGTTTTCATTAGTAGGTAATGTAATCTCTGTACATAAATTAGAATGATGTACTTTTAATCCTAGTTTCTTTTGTGTTTCAGGCAATGCGTCATTGATAGTATCTATAAATGAAACATAAGGCTCACCAGTAGCAACTCTTGTTTCTAATAATTTTTGCCACAACTCTCTAGCTGATACAGTTCGTACTACTTTCTTTGTATGAGGGTCAATTAAATTCCAACTGTCATCATAGGTAGGTTCAGCTATACACTTTTCTATCAACTGCATAAACTCATCAGATATGTTTATTGCATGATGTAGGTTAAGACATTTTCTATGTATGTCTCCACCACTAGGCTTACGCATTTCTAAAAATTCTATTATCTCTGGGTGTGACATATCCATGTATGCCGCATAACTTCCACGCCTTGTTTTACCTTGTGAGAATGCAAGTATCTCACTGTCTACAACGTGAAGAAAAGGTATTGAACCTGAAGATGCAGAACCACCTGATGTACTTACACCATCACTTCTAACATGTCCCCAGTAACCACCGATACCACCACCAATAGATGCTAACCAAGCATTCTCTGTGTAGTGTCCTGTTAATCCTTCTCTACTATCACCAACATAATTTAAGAAACAAGAGATAGGCATACCTCTGTTAGTACCACCATTAGATAAAATAGGTGTGGAGTACATAAACCAAAGTTTACTAGCGTAGTTATAAATTCTTTCTGCCATCTCATCATTATCTGAAAATGCTTTTGCCGCTCTCATAAATCCATCTTGCGGTGATGTTTCTTCTGGTAGTAAATACCTATCTTTTAAAGTTGTCTTACCGAAGTCAGTAAGCAACTCATCTCTTTCGTAATCAATCATCTTTTGTTTCTGTTACTTTGGGTTGTGCTTCTTTATCAATAATAAAATCTATGTATTGTTTAGCTTTTTTTAAATCTTGTATGCCGCCTTTAAATCTCCAACGAGAAATGTACTTCACAACATTGCCCTCGCAGTACGAGAGGTTATTCTTTGTGATGTAATCTATAGGTTCAATACCACCTTGATTGTAGTGCATTGGTTTTTTTATATTGTCCATAGTTTTACCTTCCCTGTTTTCTTATTGTATTCTCCGTGTCTTAAAATGTGTGCGACCCTAGCTTGTTGTAGAGCTTCTTTTTGTGTGTAACCTTTTTCTTTGTAGATACCTTTGACTACCTTCCATAAGTCAGGCAATGTGCAGTTAGTATATTTAAGAAGTAACTTCTCTGCTGTCTTAATGCCTACACCATCAATGCCATCATAGCCATCAACCTTGTCACCCATAATTGTCTGTAACATGAAGTTATAGTTAGCTATCTTCTCTGGTATTTGTTCTACTGTCATACCATCTTGTGAAAGATTGCATGGTATAGTTCGCATGTCTTTATCAACGCTAACTAATATTCTTTCTTCATCACTAGGTTCAGTTGCCATAATACCCATGACATCATCTGCTTCTAGATTAGCCCACATGACACCATTATGTTTTTCCATAATGTGTTCACGCATTGCATTTAAAACTATTGGTTTACGTTTTTCTTTACGATTGCTTTTGTATGTAGGAAGAACATCTTTTCTAAAATTGTTCCTATCTGTAAGTGCTACCACATAATCATCTGCTGATAACCCTGAACCTAAATCATCTATCACTGCATCTAATTGTGCATTACAAGTAGGTAACTCTGCGTGTAATGTCCATAAGCCATCACCCCAGTTGATAGGTTGTTCATTGTTAGTTGCTATCTGGTAAGCAAGTATGTCACCATCAATTACTAATACTTTTTTCTTTTTATACATTATTTAACTATCCTCTCCTGCATAGATTTGCTTAAATTTTTTGGTAAAAATATTTCGGCTAAAGGTATTAAGACAAACCTACTACGCCAACCATCACCACCATTTTTAAGTGTACCTATGTATTTTTTTGCTAATCTTTTTACTGTTCTAGTATCAAATATTAATCTGCAATAATCTTTGTCACCCTCTGCTAATATGTGTACCCAATAATCAGCTTTGGTTGCCATGATACCTGAAGGCTTACCATTGCATTCTACTTCTATTGCAATGTTACCTGTTTTAAACCACCAGTCTCTTTCAGTCTTAACTTCTATTTTATTTTTATCTTTGTCTAATATAGATGCTAGTCTTTGTTCTCTTTCTTGACCATACTTTAGGTCAATATCAAATTTATTATTCTTCAATGTGTTCCACTCCAATTAGTTGATATTTTATATTCGCCTGTTAGCGGCACTCTTAATTGGAAGTGTTCACCTGCACGTTTAATACATTCGACTGCTATCT